CACCCGACCCGACTAACATATGGACAGAAGCATCTGATCCATCAGAAACTTGGACAGAAGTATCTGGTCCATCAACGACTTGGACAGAAGCATCTGATCCATCAGAAACTTGGACAGAAGCATCTGATCCATCAACGACTTGGACAGAAGCAGACTATTTGGAGAGGGCCGCATAATGCCTACGACAACGACGAATTATTCTTGGAATAAGCCAACCGTGGGCGGCGACGAAGACGCTTGGGGTGGCTTTCTAAACGGCAACTGGGATGCTCTTGATACGTTGCTTGGCGGCGTTACAAATACTGAGTTTCAAATTCTTGACGGGGCAACCGTCACGACAGCAGAATTAAACATCCTTGATGGTGTAACGTCTACAGCGACTGAGCTTAATCTGCTAGACGGTGTTACAGCGACAACCGCAGAGCTTAATTACGTTGACGGCGTGACATCTGCGATACAAACGCAGTTAGATGCCAAGATGGCTCCCACTTATACTGGCGATGTAGACATAACTGGCGAGCTAATCGTTGACAGCTACAACGAAACCTACGGCGCTGTTACATCAAGCTCCAACGCCACAACGGTAAATTGTGAGGCGGGCAACGCATTCAGTCACACGCTGACAGAAAACACCACGTTCACGTTTAGCAACCCGCCAGCGAGCGGCACGGCGTTTAGCTTTAGCATTGAGATTATCCAAGATGGCTCTGCGTCTGGCTTCACGGTTACTTGGCCTGCGGCTGTTGATTGGCCTGCGGCTACAGCACCAACGCTGACAGCGACAGCATCTGCAAAAGATGTCTTTGTGTTCTACACCCGCGATGGCGGCACAAATTGGTACGGGTTTACGGCTGGACAAGCGTTAGGATAAGCAATGGCTACCAAGAAAAAGCTATTACAAGCGGCGGCTGGCAATGCTGGTGGTGTTGGCGCATGGGATTTATCTTACGCTTACTATGACCCCCCTGCTGGTCTAACGTGGGATTTGTCTTCCGCTAATTATACCAGCCTAAATTTTAGTGTTAATAGTCAAGAAGCTTCTGCGCAGGGAATGTTTTTCAAATCTGACGGCACGAAGATGTACATCACTGGCAACGGTGGAAGTGACGTTAACGAATACAATTTAACCACTGCTTGGAATGTGGAATCCGCTTCTTATCTTCAGAACTTTAGTGTTTCGGCTCAAGACACTAATCCAACAGGCTTGTTTTTTAAGCCTGACGGCACGAAAATGTTTATCATGGGTATCAGTGGGGATGCCGTCTACGAATATGACCTAAGTACCGCTTGGGATATTTCTTCTGCATCCTATTCGCAAAACTTCAGCGTAAGCGCTCAAGATGGAAGCCCACAAGACGTATTTTTTAAATCTGACGGCACGAAGATGTATATGCTTGGTAGTGGCTCTGATCGTGTCTACGAATATGATTTGAGTACGGCTTGGGATGTGTCTACCGCTTCATTTTTGCAGAGTAAAAGTATTATTGCGCAGGGGGGTACCCCAATGGGAATGTCATTCAAGGCTGATGGCACGAAAATGTTTGTGGTAGACGGTTCTGGTACTGATGACGTTAATGAATACGATCTAAGTACCGCTTGGGACGTTTCTTCTGCATCATTTTCGCAAGACTTTACTATTGGTGGCCAAGACGGCACTCCGACAAGTATTTTCTTTAGACCTGAAGGTTCAGGATTTTATATGTTGGGAGACACAGGTAACAAAGTCTACCAATACAGTCTTGCTGGCTTCAGCGTTGCTACTCAAGACACAAGCCCTAAAGACGTATTCTTCAAACCTGACGGCACGAAGATGTATTTCGTTGGCACTCAGGGAGATGACGTTAATGAATACGATTTGAGTACGTCTTGGGATTTATCTACCGCTTCTTACCTTCAGAATTTTAGTGTTGCTGCTCAAGATGCAGCACCATCAGATATTTTCTTTAAGCCTGACGGCACTAAAATGTATATCACTGGACAAACCGGAGATGACGTTAATGAGTACGACTTAAGCACAGCTTGGAATATTTCTACCGCTTCTTATCTTCAGAATTTTAGTGTTTCTGCTCAGGAAGCAAACCCCAATGGCGTTTTCTTTAGGGATGACGGTACGAAGATGTATATTGTTGGCAGCAGCGGAGATGAAGTTAATGAATATGATCTAAGCACCGCTTGGGATATTTCTACGGCCTCATACTTGCAAAACTTCAGCGTTTCTGCTCAAGAAACTAATCCACAAGGTCTTTTCTTCAAGGATGACGGCACGAAGATGTATATCTGTGGAAATCAGGGTGATGACGTCAATGAATATGACTTAAGCACTGCTTGGGATATTTCTTCTGCATCATTTTCGCAAGTCTTTGACGTTGAACCTCAAGCAAAAAACCCTACAGGATTATTCTTTAGGGATGATGGCACGAAGATGTATATCATTTCGGATAGCGAAGATGCAATATACGCTTACACCCTTGGCCCACAAAGCTAACGACGAACAGATAGGAGACTTACAATGTTCGCAAAAATCACAAACGGTTCAGTAGAACAATACCCATACACAGTGGGTCAACTTCGCCGTGATAATCCAAACACCAGCTTTCCGAAAAATGTGCCAGAGACTACGATGGCTTCTTATGGGATGTATCCTGTCGGCTATGAAGCAGCACCAGATTATGACCCGCTGACGCACCGCTTGCAGCACAGTAGTGCGCCTCAACTGGTTGATGGTTCATGGGTTTTGACGAAGACTGTTGTTGCCCTGACAAGCCAACAGATTGCAGATGCCACAGACGCTAAAGCCAAAGAGATGCGATCTAAACGTGATGGATTGCTGGCTGGCACTGATTACTTCGCTCTAACCGATGTAACGATGAATGCGCCGATGACAACATATCGTCAAAATTTGCGTGATATACCTACCCACGAAAATTGGCCATATTTGGCTGATGATGACTGGCCAACGAAGCCGTAACGGGGGAGAAGGCACATGCCGTTAATCCCACTTAATATCCCAGCGGGCCAATACAGAAACGGCACCGAATATCAGTCTCAGGGCCGGTGGCGCGATGCAAACTTGATCCGCTGGCACGAAGGCGCGCTGCGCCCCGTTGGCGGCTGGCGTCAGCGCGGAAGCGTTGACTTGGACGGCGTGACCCGCACGATGGTTGCGTGGGAAGATAATAGCTCTGGCCGACGCGTGGCGTTTGGAACGTACAATAAGTTGTACGCCATGACGTCTAATGACACTGTGAGCGATATTACGCCTGTCGGCTTTACCGCAGGCAGGCAGGATTCTACGTCTTTCACTGGCTATGGTGGCAATTTTTACAACAGCGGCCTCTATGGCCTACCTTCAGAAGACACCGGCACCATTTTGCCAGCAACCACATGGAGCTTGGAAAACTGGGGCGAATACTTGCTGGCGAACACAGCCGATGACGGCAAGATTTACCAGTGGCAGCTTGACGCCGCAACTCCCGCCGCCGTGCTGTCAAACGCCCCCACAAACTGCTCTAGCATGATGGTGACGGAAGAGCGTTTTGTGTTTGCGTTTGGCGCAGGCGGCAACCCCCGCAAGGTTGCATGGTCTGACCGTGAAGATAACAATACTTGGACGCCAGCAGCGACAAACGAAGCCGGTGACATTGAGATACAAACCAACGGCACAATCTTAAAAGGATTACGCACACGCGGGCAGTCGTTGATCCTTACAGATCAAGACGCGCACACGGCCACATATAGCGGCCCGCCGTTTGTGTATGGCTTTGAGCGCGTTGGTACGTCATGCGGATTGATTGCGTCCAACGCAGCTGCGTCGATTGACGAGGGCGTTGTGTGGATGGGCCAGCGCTCATTCTTTATTTACGCTGGTGGATCTGTGCGAGACTTGCCGTGCGAGGTTGCTGACTATGTTTTCAGCGACATGAACAATGACCAGCGGTCAAAGGTTCACGCCGTTGTGAACAGCCGCTTCAACGAAATCTGGTGGTTTTATCCAAGCGCAAGCGCAACAGAATGCGACAGCTACGTTGCATTTGATTACGCTGAAAATATTTGGACAACCGGCACAATTGACCGCACAGCTGGTGTGGATCGAGGCGTGTTTCGTCAGCCTTTTTGGATTGCCGCTGATGGCATTTTGTACGAGCAAGAGGTTGGCTTTGACTACGGTGGCCAATCTCCGTTTGCCGAAACAGGCCCGATTGCGCTGGGCGTTGGCGAAAACGTAATGGCGGTGCGCGGCATGATCCCAGACGAAAACACGCTGGGTGACGTAAACGCCACATTTAAGACGCGTTTTTATCCAACGGATACGGAGCGAGACTACGGGCCGTATAGCATGGCCAACCCAACGAGCCTGCGATTTACTGGACGTCAGATAAAAATGCGGGTCACAGGCAACACGTCTTCTGATTGGCGCGTCGGCATCATGCGGCTTGACGCAGTGGCTGGCGGGCGCAGATGAGCCGAATACTTCCACCCATTACGGAAAACATAAACCAGTGGGCCGAGAATATGCGGCGCTACTTGGGCCGTGCTTTGGATCAGCTGGGGTTTAAGGAAACGTATTCGTCGGCTTCTGAGAACGGCGTTTTGCTGTGGGAT